GTATCAGCACCAGCCTTATTCGAGGTTGATGCTGTTGTGAAACAAGTTTACAACGAGAGCTCCACAAAGAAGAATGCTCGTAATACCCAGGACTATAGAGGTCTCGGTATGACTGGAGATATGGAAGCTTTTGCAGATTATATCTCTAACGGTAGAGGAAACAATATTGGCTGGAAACCTAAATTAAAACTATAAGTTATGAACCCCCTCAGAATCGCTTTCACTATGGAAGCAATGACTCGCGTATTGGATGAGCTTTCCAATCTCGATATTGAGTCTGCAGAGCAGCTCGTTGAACTTGCTTCTCGACCAGAGATTGTGAAAGCCTATGCTGAACACAAGGCTTTAATTGGCGACAGTACAGGAAATGTATCTATGGGTATATATCCAGTAGTAATTGGCAAGATGATTGAACTAAAGAAAGCTGTAATTGAAGCTGGAAGAGTAATCCATGAAGCTGATATTACCAAAGGACAGAAACCAAGACAAAACTAATATATGGAACAAAGAGACATTCTATTGAATGAGCTGTACGCTCATCCAATAAAAGAAACAACTGGCAATATTGACCTCCTTAAGAGGAGTTTAATACTTCAGGATGGTCAGGATATTAACGTCCTAGACGAATGGCTTGAAGGAGTCGTTAATTCTTTTTACTACCGACCAAACCATAAGTTCCTTGTCTTAGAAGGACCACAAGGAATCGGCAAAAGCGTTTGGGTGTCTGAGCTGGCTCCTTGGAGCGGATGGTTTATGGATTTCTTTAGTCCATCTCTTGATAAACGAGCTTTGTACGATATTCCTATAATCAATTACGAAGTCAATACCAAGAATGATTTTAAAGTTCTTTCGGCATTGGCTGCAAGTGATTGCTTTGAAGTAAGGCTGCCATATACTGACAGGCCAGTAGCAACAAAGAGGCTCTCGTCATTTATTGTTACCACTAACGATACTTGGGTTTTTAAGTCTCAGCGTCAAATCGTTCTTAAAATACTTGCTGTAGCCCATGCCGTCTTCAACAATGTTGATAAGAGACAATTATGGGTTGAACTATTTAATAAATACAAACCAGATGCCTTTTAGATTAGACGAATACTTGGCAATGATGTATCTTTGCTCACTACCGCATAGGTTTATAAAGGCAGAACCTTTAGACACAGCGGAGGAGTACTCGTATATGGATATATTTAAAATACTATATAATTAAGTTTTATGAGAGTTATATGTATAGACCATACTGGCTTTTCAGGAGATAACCATCCTATAGAAGGACGTATCTACAACGTTATTAAGAAAGTAAATCATCATGCTCTCTTTCAGCCGTTCTATGTTCTTGAGGGATTTCTTAAAGCTTGTGGCTGGAGTCAATGTTACTTCTTGGAATTGACTGGTGATGAGACAGAATCGCTGGCACTTAGTTATCCTATGTCAGACGCTTTTCGTTATATGCAAATGGCAGGCAGAACTAAACCTAAAGATATGAAACAGTACACTCACTTCATCGAAGTATGGAGACTTAGTACAGGTAAAGCTCAAGCAGAGAGGGTAAAGGAGATAGATGAACTTACTTTTGCTCTGCAGGCTACAAAGGATATAGGCTGTGAAACATTATTTGTCTGGAAAATCAAAATGAAAGAAAACTATGCTAACGCTAAATGACTTGAATAAAAGACTAAGAGAAATATGCAAGTTGCATAATACTCATCTTGTTATACTCTCAATACATGTTTACGAGGAGAACACAGTTTATGAAGCTAGGGTAGCAAAGATACCTTACCACATGAGCTCTGATTCTCCTATGGGCATAATTTCCATGCTGTCCTCAGCCCTGGAGAAACACAGCGAAGACATTATTCTCGCTTACAACGCAGATGAGATAACTCATATTCTCGACACTAAAAACCAATCATAAATGAAGAAGATTTACAAGGAAGCCATTGCACTCGCTGTGGCTGCAGCTCTATGTTACCTTTACGGTAGCTTCGCAGAGGCAACATTTAACCTTTCTCTTTGGGGAGAAGGAGTCAGAGGCTTCGTTGCCTTCGCAATCGCAGTCTCGAACGTGGTCATTATTTGGCTTGACCCATTCGAAGGAGACTCCACAAAGGAAAGGAGACGTAACATAAAAGATATGGCAGAACGTGCTATAAAGGCAGAACAGATAGTATCCGACCTCGAAGTATTCCTCGAAGTGCAATCAAAGGCTCTTGACTGCCACCCAGTTGCAAGGATAACATACTCAGAATTATTAACCAAATTAAAAGAAGTAAAATGACAGAGAAATCACTTGAACGTGGAAAGGAAATTAAAGAAGAGCTCCTTCCAACGATTGAAAGGAAGATTAAATATCTCGAAAGATTGCATGAGCCTCCTGAAGATATAAGAGTCGCAATCACTGTTGCAGCTCCATCACAGGAAACAGTTGATTTTGACTTCAGGTTACCTATAAAGCTGGAATTTGTAAGATGGGAGTCGCTGCTTTTAAACCTGAAGAGGGAAAGGAGCCTCTTGATACAGGAATTCGAGGAGCTATAATCCAGTATCATGCCAGCTTGTCATTACCCGAAAAGTGTGGTAACCACCGACCAAAAGCCCTCAAACCCGCCACCACAACGGGTTTCAACGATTTTGTGGTAAGATGTGGTAACTTGTCAAGATGGCAGGTTACCACACGTAATTCATTGTATTTCAATCACTTATAGCCATTTGTGGTAACGTGGTAACCAAAAGTGGCAAACATTACGCGGGAATTTCGATTTTTTTAAAAAAATTTCACCAATAGTAATGTTTTACTACCTAAGTTATGGGATTGATAATAGAACCAACATAGAAATATAATTTATGTTATTTTATAACGGTGAAGTTCGGTTTTTTGGTTACCACACTACCACATTTGCTCGTAATTCGTTGATTTTCAACACGTTACGCGTGGTAGGAAGACCTTCGTACAAGGTTACCACAGCCTACCACAGGTTACCACAAATTTTGTGGGTAACTTGTTAATAACTATATACCAAAATTGACATATATTTGTTGCATGGATACACGTATATATGCTGAGGACTCAGTAAAGGAAACTGCTAAGAAAATCTTTTATCACTTTGTATTGAACCAATCCTGTTTAGTCAAGGGTTTCGTTGTAGGCTCTGACGACTTGGAAGAGAAAGGTAAACTGGTACTCGATGAACTCAGGCGACTGGATGAATTGGAAAATCATATACCTAACAGGAGTGGCAAGATGAGAAGGCGAAGAAATGTCTTGCAAAATTCAATCGGAGGCTACGTGGCTCAGAAAATATTCAGGTACAAGAAGGAAACTATAAATTCAGAAGTGAGGTACACTATCTGGAGAGTTCAATAATCACTTATTCTTTGTGGAGCATGACAGAAGAACAACTACAAGCCATGTGTTACCAGTGGTGCTGGAACACATACCCCGAACACAGACGTATGCTATTCTGCGTCAATAATAACTCGCATGATAGGATTGCGGGTAACAAGAAGAAGGCAGTTGGTGTGACTCCTGGAGTTGCAGATTTGGCTTTTGTCGACCAAGGAGTTATGTGGTTTATAGAATTGAAGGTCGGCAATAACACAACCAGTAAAGAACAAGATGACTTTCGCGACAAGGTATTGTCCAGAGGTCACTACTATATCATTATAAGAGACTTCGACTCTTTTAAAAATCTAATATGCAGAATCATTGGGAGATAGTAAATTCAGGAAAGACTACGGTATCCAACAGCGCTGAGGAGCTTTGGCAAAACGCAATCGCTTACTTCTCATGGTGCGACCAGAACCCTATCAAAATCAAGCGAACGATAACGTCTGGCAAGGAGGTAGGTAAGCAGGTTGAGACCGAGACACCGAGACCTTATAGCGTCAAGGGGCTCTGCCTTCACTGTGGTATATTGGAAGAGTACCTGCGAGATATAAGAAGGTCCAAAGACCAGGGCTCGTTGTATTACATTGTAGTGAGTAAGATAATGTACCTTATCTATATTCAAAACGTGGAGCTGGCGACAGTAGGAGTATTCAATCCTATCTTCACCGCGAAGATGCTTAACATTGGCGAGGACGATGCTCCTGCTCAAGCGATAACCATCAACGTAGTAACCGACCTGCCGACTTTATCAAATTCAGAAAAGGAGGTTTTGGAAAAGCTAGAAGCGGAAAAGGTCGAGATAAAATAGTCAAAAGAGAAATATCCAAAAGAGCAATCTACTTGCGCGAAATTGGATTTTTGATTCTGCGCTATTTTCTCATGGCGCAATTTTACGCCGTCAAAATTCGTAGGTAGTATGTATCGCATGGTAGTAGTCATTGCAAAGTATTGAAGCATACATAGAACCATGCTGTAACAGGTTCTGTGCTTTAAATAGTATTGTTTCATATCGAGTAGTAAGTGTTACATAGTACTGTCTATTTTATAAATTTTACCATAATACGAAGTTACGGCAATCCATCCAATGACAGTAGGGTTTAACAAAATTTTAACTTCTTTTATTTGGTTATCTCATCTGTTTACCATGAGCGCAAATAAGACGTTTTACGGGCTTTTGGTTTGTTCTGGTACAATACCATTACCTGAACTGAGATAAGCCAAATTTGGGGAAATTGCCGTTTTGACCATGTATATATATATGTATGTGCAAAAATCGTTTCTATACGTTAACAAAATTTTAACAATAAAAATTTGGAGGTCGTGGTATCCTGTTGTATATTTGTATTGTTAACGGGGGAAACGGTAACAGACCATTAACCCTAAGTTCTTTGATAATCTAAATTTAAACAAAAATGAAAAAATTCATTTTCATGCTGCTCACAGCAGCAGCAGAAGGCGCAGTAGGCGCAGCAAGTGCAGTACAGGCAGCAGCAGCAAAGCCTGAGCCACAGTCCGAAACGCTCACAAAATTGCGCGAAGAGTACAAAACGCAGTGGGCAAAAATGGCAGGTTTAGAACCCGGAAGCACCGAAGCCGAGAGTGCAATGTTGGAAACGTACAAGGTAAAGAAGGCAATCGAAGCCGAAATTGCGAATATTCGCAAAGCCGAAGCCGAAGCCGTTCTTGCCGAAAAACGTTCAGCAATCGTAGGTAAATTGGATGAGCTTTTGGCAGCCCATGATGCTAATTTGGCAGTACAAGCTGACAAAAAAGCATCCATCGAAGCCAAAAATGAAGCCTATGACAGGCTTAAAAATGTACGGGTTGAGCTGGAAAACAGGTTGCTTGGCGGGTTATCCGCAAGAGCCACTGCCACTGCGACAGCGAACAGTGACAAGCCAGCAGGTACAAAAGGGCAGACCAGCAAAGAGATACATGACAAGCTGACAGCGTATATCGCTGGAGGTATGACAAGTACTGAAGCCGTGAAAGCCGTAATTGCCGAAGGTTATTCAAGAGGCACTACCGGAGCCGTTCGCACGCAAATGGTAAAGGACGGTGAGATTGCTGCGTAAGCAAACATCATGCCAAAGCACCCCGTACAGTAAATTGTACGGGGTTTTAGGCTAGAAGACGTTAACTAAATTTTAACTAAAAAAATTTGGAATTATCGAATTTACGCGACAATCGCTTATCTCAAGGTGGCTGGTATGGTTGTCCCAGAATAGTATTAAAGCCCGTAAAACGGCTAAAAATGGCCTTAGAAACGATTGATTGCTTTAACTAAATTTTAACAATTAAAATTTGCTTTGTCTGGTTTAACGCTGTATGTTTGCTGTATCAATAACAATTAAACAAAAGCACAATGAAACAGTCTACAACAATCATGCCACAGTTAACCGATTTTGAAAGAAATATTTGCCGACAGCTTGGGCAAGTAGAAGGTATGGTTAACGCGTGGAGCGAAGCAATCGGTAACAATACCTTGAGCCAAAAACAGCTGGAAAAAATCTCAGCGTTATTGACCAAGTTCTTATCACAAAAATAGTCACTAATTTCAATCACAAAAAATCTCACAAAATGAAACACAACAGCTTTATTGACGTAACAGGAACTATTATTTTGATTGCCATAATAGCAGTCATGATTGCTGGAATGACAGCCTGCCATAACGGCACTTGGATTGCTCAGTTTGCTGCGACAAAATAGCACTGACAAAACAGCACGCTCAAGCCTGACAAAAAAGCAGGTTTGAGTTTGCGCCAATAGAGTCCACACACAAATTTTTGACCAACTTTGAAATTAACGTACTATAGATATTCCGTGTTGACGTAAGAGAGGCTTGAAGAAGTAACACAAGCGAAACCGCGAGGATTCAGCCGCTACCGATTCTTAGTGATGCCCCCAGTCAGTTTCTAACTGCTCTCAAAATAGCCCTTCGTACTTTCGGTAGGGCTATTTTTAAAATAAAATTACTATGGATAAAAAGCTGGTCGCATCAAAACAGAGGTATGAGGTTTCTTATATCGCTAAAAAATTCAACATTCCTGTTGCACTCGTAAGGATGGCAATGAGAAAATCAGACGGAACGTACTACAGGAGTCGAACTAAAATCTATGAAAATATTATAATCAGGCTACTCCAAAAAATAGGCTGATTCGACGAGTTCGGTCTGTTCCTTCTTTGCGGAGACGTGAGGGATGCACTATCATAGTGTGTCCCTCTTTTAGTTATGAGAAAGACTATTTACGAGTACAGCCCAAACATACGAGCAGTCGCCACTTCTGTTAAAGGCGAAATTGCCGTTATCCTAATCGAAGTCCAGGTCAAGACCAATGACTGGTTCCTCTTCGATACTTACAAAACAGTTTACGATAGATATTACAAGATTGACTTTAATTCAATCAGTAATCCTGTGCGTACTTTTGTAGGAATTCCTGTTATCCACAAGAGAAAAGAGCATTGCGCTAAACTTATCAACATTGTTGACTTTAGTCTGGAAAAGCAATGTATAGAGCTAATCAACGAGTGGATTAAACTAGAGAATTCAGACAGGATTGCGCTAGACCAATTTAAAAAGTACTTCTCGTAAGCGTTTGTGGTAAATAAGTAATTCACAAATGTTGATAAATAAATTTGGAGGTATGGAATTTTCTTCATACTTTTATAACGTGTATGCAAGGCAACACAACTACTAACTATGTATGCAAGCTTCACCAATATTAACTGAGACACTACAAGAGCTTCGGATGGGAACCAGAAGGGTGATTCATCAGGGAGGTCAGTATAGCGGGAAGACTGTAAATATATTAGCGGCATTAGCTACATTGTGTGCGGAGGAGGATGATGGAGCAGTTACTACTGTAACATCAATGTCTTTTCCTCACCTTAATGGCGGAGCATTAAGAGACTTTGAAATGTACGTTTACCCTACTTTCAAGTCAGCAATAAAGCAGTATCATAAAACTAAGCACATCTTTACGTTCAAGTCTGGCTCCATGTTGGAGTTCAAGGTCTTCGAGAACGAGATGGCTGCGAGAGGACAGAAGAGAAAAAGGCTTTTTGTAAACGAAGCAAATAAGTTCGATTACATGGTATTTTTCCAGCTGGACTCGAGGTCAGAACAATCTGTAATAGACTACAACCCTTCGATTCGATTTTGGAGTCATGAGAAACTGATAGGACAAGATGGCAATAGGCTCATCATATCAGACCATAGGCACAACCCGTTCTTATCCCCACAGAAGCACGCGGAAATCGAATCTTACAAAGGCGAGTTATTCAAGGTTTATTCACGAGGTCTTACAGGAAATGTCATAGGAGTTATCTTTCCAGACTGGGAAATGATTGACGATGCTGACTTTCCAGATGATGAAGACTGTGTATTTAGTATTGACTTTGGATATACTAACGACCCGACCTGTATTATCAAACAAGTTTTAATAGGAAATACGCTTTTCGTAAAGGAGATAGCCTACGAAACTGGTCTACCTCCAAAAAGCATAGTTCAGATATTGCGAGCAAACGGTTTTACTAATACAACACCGCTATATTGCGAGCACGACCCTGATATGATTAAAGGCTTAAGACTTGCAGGAGTAAAGAACGCTTTACCCGCGAGAAAAGGAGCCGGAAGTATAAACGCTGGTATAGAACTACTTCATACGTTTGATGTAAAATATACCTGCGGTAGCCAAAACCTGCACAGAGAGAGAAGTTTGTATGTATGGGAAACAGATAAAGTAACTGGTTCGCTTACCAACATTCCGGTAGGAAACAATAACCACTCCTTTGATGCTATTCGATATGGTGCTTACACTAAATATCTTAGAAACAGAAGAGCATAATGGGAAAGCTTCAGGTATCAAACGAGTTCAATGGCTCAGATATAAAGCGAATAGCGTTCAAATATCTGAGGAGGGAGTATAAGGCTAAAATTAAAAAACTAATTACATCAAATAATACTGTAACAGTTTACAGAGTTGACGGTGTAGATATACCAGAAGGAAACTTCGTAGTAAACATTCAAGAAATAGTACCGATGGTACTGGCAATAACTATAGAATGAGCAGAAACAATAACCTAAAACAACTTGCGATAAGAGAGCAAACTGTTAACTTGACTGCTTCCAATAATCTCTTTGGTTCTATTGCTGGTAGGCAAATCGGCATAGGAGGTGGTTACGACTTCGTTCCTGCAGATGGCATAGGAAACGTTATTGACTTAACAGGAGATAGCGTAAACGTAAATGCTACATGGCTTGGACTATCATCGAAGGCAATGCAGTTTTGGGCTTATAATTATTGCAGTCCACTTGCTGCTGTTGTTGACAGGCTTGCAGAAGCAGATGCTAATGGTATAATCGAGTTCGTAAAAGAGGATGGTACTACTAATACGAAGTGGAGAAAGAATCAAAAGCTTGTTAGGATAATGAGGAGGATGAAAAATCCTAACCCTTGGCAGACCTGGGAGGAATTCGATTCCGAGCAAGTTGTAATGTGCAAGATATTCGGTTATTGTCCAGTATGGGCTATAGGACCTTCTGGTATGGATAAGAGCTGGACAAAGGCTTTGATTAACCTTAACCCATTTGTTTGGCAGCCAGTAAGAAACACTGAATTCAATTACTTCAGTTCAAAAGGTTCTCAGATAACAGAGTGGACAGCGAGCATCGGAGGCGAAAGCTATCGTGTTCCATCATCAGATATACTCCTGATTAAAGACGGTTTTATTGATTCAAGGATAGGCGAGTTTGGATTGCCAATAAGCAAGGTTGCAGGATTGGATTACTTTGTAAGTAACATCTGTGCTGCAATGGAAGCTGATAATGTGTTGTTGAAAAAGAAAGGCCCCTTAGGAGTTTTCAGCCATGACCCAAAACCAGATATTGCTGGATGGACTCCTTTAGACCCAACGGAGAAAGACGAACTTCAAGACGACCTTAAGAGGTATGGATTGACTTTCGGTCAGCTTCAATACGTTATCAGTAAAACGCCTCTTAAGTGGAACGCAATGAGTTTCAACCTAAGAGACTTAATGACGAAAGAGACTGTTAGGCAAGGTATTGATGGAATCTGTGATAGGTTCGGTTATCCAGCGGAACTTATGAGCGGTAAGAACGCTACATACGAGAACAGAAATTCAGCTGAAAAGTTTCTCTACCAGAACAACGTAATTCCTTTCTCTTTGCGGAGAATGGCTCGTTATAACGAGTTCTTTGAGTTGGAAGAAGACCTATTGTCCTTGGATTATGACCATCTTCCTGTACTCCAAGAGGATGTTCTCAACGCAGGGCAGGCTGCAGAAGCACTTTCAAAATCACTTGACTTAGACTTTAAAGGCGGATATATTACTTGGAATGAGTGGAGGAGAGCCAAGAATATGGATGCCGTAGCTGGCATGGATATTTACTATCCTGAGTGGGCTAAAAAGAATGGAATATCTCTGAATCCACAAGATAAAAAGACTACTGACAAAACTGAAAAAACTGAAAATGATGAACCTACACCCAAAGATACAGCAACTGAAGAATAGCGTAGGCTCTACTCCGTTGCATAAGTCTATGGCGTTTGAACAGCCTGAAGCTATCAGAGCAATGAACTCAACTCCAAGCAGCGAGAATCCTCGTCTCTTGAAGCAGTACTTTGCTATATGGAATGTGAAGGACGACTTGGGCTGTATTCCAATCAAAGGTTGCTTCAAAAAGTCAATCGAAGAAAGAGGTCCTAATACTAACTCTACCTTTAAAATAGTTGTTCTCTGGTGCCACGACCAGAGAGACCCTCTTTGTATCCCTACAGTTTTAAAAGAGGATGAGATTGGATTGTACGCTGAGTACGTTCCAGACCCAGTTCCATCAGGAGACAGATGCGTAACACAAGTTCGCTCTGGAACAATCAACCAAGGTAGCTACGGATTTAACTACGTTTGGGATAAGATGGAGTGGGATGATAACCTAGAAGGTATCATAATGAAAGAGGCTAATCTGTTTGAAATCTCCCCAGTGAGCATAGCTTCACAAAGAGAAACATTTGCTGTTCGTAACGCAGATGGAACCTACACAGACCCTTACCTTGATGAAGAAACCGAGGAACTCATTAAGCTTGTTCCAAGGAAACATCAACTTGAAATCAGAAGTTTAATTGACAGACACATATCACTTGCTAAAGCGCAGCCGTTGGAGCTTCGTCAAAAGACACTGGGCGAAAGCAAGCCGAAGCAGGTCGGGATTGATTATACTGCATTGGCTAATAGATTTAGCCTGTAACTAATTGTTTTAACTTAAAAATTTAAAAAGTGAAAAAAACTTATTTCAATCCAGGAATGCTAAACCAAAATCGCCTTCCTAACATTGTTAGCAGAAGGATTTTTGGTCACAGCCACGAAGGACGAGCTAACAGAGCTTACCTGACCGATGGAGGAGAAGATGGTGATGATGAAGCTGACGTGCTTATCAAAAAGATTAAAAATCAGGTTTCGAAGCAACTGGCTACCAGGGCTACGAAAGATGAGCTGAAGGAAATTCAGGAGCAACTGAAATTTCTGAAGCCGAATGAAGACGGTACTGGCGGCTTCCCGCTTGACGCATTGCGCCAGATGGCAGACGCTGACAAGGGCGTTATGGCTATCCTTGCTGCCCAAGGTTTGGAACTGAAAAGGTTGGAAACAACTTTGAAGAACCAGCCGAAGGATATGAGCATCAGGAGCCAAGCACAAGCCTGGATGGATGCGAACAAAGAAGCCATCGCAAAAATTAAGGCAGGAGAGCAAAATGCTACTTTGCCAGCATTTGACATTCAGCTTGCTACAAGGGCAGCTGCAAACCCAATGCTTCCTTCTAATACCCTGAATGGTTCTGCCTACCTGCCACGTCCTGAATATGCTCCAGGTCTGGTTGATGTTCTGCGTGCCGAGCCTGTTTTCTGGGATTACATCAGGAAAGGTACTACTGGCTCCGCTGCGTATGTGTGGGTTAACAAGACAAATCCACAAGGAGAAGCTGCGTTCATCGCTCCTGGCGTTTACAAGCCAAACATCAGCTTCGAAATCAACACAGAAATATCCAATGCAAAGAAGATTGCAGCTTCCGAGAAGATGGCAATCGAATTGCTGGAAGATATTGATGGATTCACTTCCTGGGTTGAGGACGAACTGAGGTTCAAGGTAATGGAGAAGGTAAATACTACCCTTATGACAGGAGTTGCTTCAAGCACCGTGCCAGCAGGTATCCAGACTTTGTCTGTACCATTTGCTACAACGCTTGGCTTGACAACAACCAACGCCAACAACTGGGATGCCGTTCGCGCAGCCGTTGCCCAGCTTCGCTATGCGCTTTTCAAAGGAAGGATTGTTGCTTTTATGAACCCGATTGACTATGCTAACATGGTAATGACCAAAGCACAGAATCAGGGTCAGACCTTCATTCCTCCTGTAACAGGTGCTACCATCGTGGAAGACCCTAACATTCCAGTTGGCTACCTGCAGGTTGCAGCTATGGATTACTACAAAATCCTGATTTACAAAGGTTTCACTATCACCTGGGGATTGGAGAATGACGACTTCACCAAGAACCTGCGTACAGCCATCGGTGAGATGAGGCTGCACCAGTTCCACAGTGAGAATCATGATGGCTTCGCTATCTATGATACCTTTACAAATATCATCACTGCCCTGAATGCCTAAGGATTAACCATCCTTTGGAGTTGACTAAACAATCTTTCTAAAAAGTAATCTTTTAAAGATGAAAAAAATAATCTTCTGCTTATGCGCTCTGGTAGCATTAATTTGCTTCCAGGGCAATGAGATTAAGGCACAAGTGTCTTTCTCTCAAACCGCCAGCAATCCAACTGGTACGATAACCAATACTGGTACTGACACTATGACAGTCAGCCTCAACAGCACTGCCAGCAATATTGTAGGTATTCAGCTTACGGTTACGAAGACCTCTGGAACAGTTGCTGGAAGTGGTGTTCTTTATTCAAGCATTGATGGCACTAATTACGTAGCCACAGGCGATACTGCAACACTCACTAACGTAGCTTCTCAATCGTTTATCTTTACGAAGACAAATAATGTAAGTAAACGATACAGATGGCTTGTTACTGGTTCTGGTACAATGGTTGCAACTGCAGCGGCCAGTTTGGTAGGCAGGTCTTATTATTAAACCAGCCTGACTCCACAATTTTTTAACTACATTAAAATATTCTGAAATGCCTCTTATAGTAAGGAACGATGAGCAAATTAAAGTTGGAACGACTACTGGTCTAATAACTGGTTCATCGTCCTTTACTTTTGATGGCACTGGTGGCAAACCAGACTACAGGTATTATGATATAGTTATTTCTGAGATTAACGGAAGGTCGCCAATGGTAAGAGGACTTGATTACTCTTGGGATTACACCACAGGAGCATTTAACCTCCTCCTTCCAGGAGACATCTTCCGTATTAATCAGTACTACAACGTACACTTTCAGAATATACAGCAACCGCTTGCTGCGGATACAGCTGCATTGATAAATGCTTCGTTCTTTATAAGGAGTATAAACATTCCTAACCTTTTACCTGCTACTTCAACAAACAGGGAGTTAGAAACTTTAAACTCTTTTATTTCAGAATACGAACCAAAATGTCTTGAAGGAATACTCGGTTCAGAACTATACAACTTGTTCCTTACCGAGAATTCACTCCGCATGACAGAGCTTCTTAACGGAGCAACTTATGTAGGAGAAAACGGAAGAACGCTTAATTGGGTTGGTTTAGTACATGGTGATTTAAGTCTAATTGCTTATTACATTTATTACTACTACCAACAAGCCTTGGCACAGCAAACATCAGGAACTGGTGTTAAAGTGTCAAAGAAAGAGGCAGCAATGGCGGTATCTCCAGGAGACAAGATGATTCGCGCTTGGAATGCTTTTAGCGAAGATACGAAACAATTATCTTACTTTTTGTGGAGTAAAAAGGACTCGGATGGGGTTCGAGTTTATCCAGAATTTACATCTGTTCAGTATTGCAAAAATCTTTCAAAATTCAGAAAAAATAATCTCTTTGGACTATGAACGAAGATGTAATGATAGTGAACATAATGAAAGCTGTTGTTGAGTCTATGACTGTACCAAATCCAGATGCAAGTCCAGCAGCAAATTTCGTTATTAACTATGAGCCTGGAAGAAGTATTCAAATTCTGGAAAGCCTATCCAAGGACGATAATTCTATCACATTTAAAGGAGCAAAGTATCCATTGTTTGCTATGCTCCTTCCAGTTGCGGAGAAACGTGGTTTAGGTTACTACGCAAATGTAACAATAAAAAGGATAGTGTTTGCGACTATGGTAAACTATGATAACGAGTCAGTAGTTGACAGATTCGCCACAGGCGGAACTTATCAGAAGATACTATATCCATTATACTACGAATTTCTAAAGAGGCTGGCTCAATCACCTAATGTTATAGGAGGAGACCCAGATGATTTTGTCCATGATAAGATAGACAATCCGTGCCAACAGCCTATCGGAGAAGGTCTTTCAGATTATGTTGACACTTTAGAAATACTAAACCTGGAACTTATATTATCTCAAATCAAAAATTGTTAAAAATCATGGCTATAATTAAAGCTTGCAGTGTCGAGACTTCTGTCAAAAACACTGGTAAAGAGTGTGATACCGCGATGGTCGCTACAGCAATGCTGATAGCAATCCAGAGAGGTCTCACATTTACTGACACAGACCTGGAAGACCCTGTTGCATGGTTAGAAGGACTAATCCATGAAAGGAAAGCATTTCCTTTGTTCGGACAACAGGCTCCTATCAGAGAAATCAACAACAATCCTGAATCAGACATCTTGGTTACCCTTGATGATGGTACTCAGGTGTTCTTGAGGTATGGTATCTACAACCGTTCTTTTGCAACAACTTCGGGCGGGCTTTGCTACGCAGAGGCACTTGCAAGTTTCCTGAACAGCGGTTACAGCATCATCGAAATTGACCAGCAGGGTCAGATGCTCGCAAGGAAGAACGATGATGGTACTTACAGCGGTCTCATCACAGACTTCATGTATTCTCCTGCCCCTATCATGGCAGACTTCAAGAATACTCCTTGGAAAACCAGGTTCCAATACTCATTCAGCCCTGTTGAGTTAGTAAACAACGGAATCATCTTTAAAGGGGCTACTTCTTTGCTGTCAAAGATGGGCTTAATCAATGCCGACTTCTTCGAATCATCTGCAGGAAGTACAACTGAGTTATCAGTTGGACTGAGGACAGAGTGTGCCGAAGCTGACTTGGTTGCGTTGATAGGAGCACCACTTGCTGACCTCACTAACGTTATCGTAACCAACAAAGCTACCGGTGCTGTAGTTGTACCTACAGCTATTGCCATCGTAGGTGGTGAACTGGTAATTACTGGAACATTTGCAAGTGCAGCGACTTACAATGTTATAGGTAGCTCTCCTTTCATCTGGTACGGTAATGATATCGAAGGATATGACGCTTCCTCTACAGGAAGTGATGGAGTAGACATTCTTATTCCATAATCCTTAAAACGCCTGTTTTAAGCCTGCACAGTAAATTGTGCAGGCTTTTTGGCTGAAAGAACTTTAATCTTAAAATTATTTTTATGGAAAAGAAAGAGAAAACAATCATTGCTGGCTCAAACATCAACTTGGAATCTCCTGATTTTAAGGATGTAAGAACTCTTGCAGACCTGCAAAAGTTGAATATCTTTAAGCACCTTTCAGGCAAACTGAAAGAAGATGCCGAGAATGAATTGCTCGCAAAGCTCAACGTCAACTCTGACGATGAAGAGCGAGAAGAAGACTTTTAAACTGTGGGGGTTTAAAATTCCTTTAGTCCATACTCTTACAAGAGATGGACTTTTGGGCTAAGATGGGTTATGAAGATATTATAAGCCGAATTAAGAAAGTGCAAGAGTTCGACCCTGTTGCAGAAACAATGGATATAATAGAGAAGAACGCTGACTTTATAAAAGAGCTTTTAAGAGGTCAGCTTGCGTCTGGTAGGGATGGACAAGGAAAACCCGTAACTCTATTTGGTAGAGACTTTTATGCCGACAGTACAATATTCTATAAGGAAAGGCATGGAGTTGGAATTGGAAAGATAACTGACCATATTACCAACTATGACTCTGGAACATTCTATTCTATGCTCAAGGTAAGGACTGCAGAGAGCGTTTTCGAGATTACAAGTGATGTAGAATACTTTAATGATATTATAGCCAGAAGTGGTTCTGTAATAATGGAACTCGACTCTGTAAATATGGCAAGGCTCGCAAATGAGGTAGTTATACCTCAATTAAAGCAAAGGTTTAATTCGAGATAAGATGTATGAAGATTACAGCGTAAGACAATTTATGAACGCTTGGTTTAAGAAGGATTTTTCTCAAATGAGTGAAGAGCATTTTAATGTAGCTTATACAGAGTATGTTGATACAGCTGGACTGTATGAAACAGATGAGTTTGAAAGAGTTACTTATATACACTTCCTTAATAATAGGATAAATTCTGTTAAACTCGGTCTAAGGTTACAGAGAATGTTTCTATTAGAATTCGATGCTCCTTATCAACCCGCGTTCTCTTTCTTTGAGGAGTTCGGTCACTATTTAAAGTGGACAGGAGACGTAGGAAAGTTCTTAGCGGATTTGGAAAAAATCGAGAACAAAGAGAAAAAGTATATTTCTGTTCTCGAAGGAAAGATTAAAGAGCTCAACGAATTAAAGAAAAACAAAAGTAAAAAATCCGAAGAGGAAAAAGACGAAGAGGATAAGGAAAAGGATATGAATAAAACAAGAGAGGCTTTCGTAAGAACGCTTAACTCTTTAGGAAAGATAGGTTATAAAATTGACAAGGATACTACAACCGTAGAAGAACTTGCGTTGATGATAAAGCAACAGCAAGAAGAATACGAATCTCTTAAAAATCGTAGATAATGGCTGCTCAAAACATTGTTGGTTTAGGTATTGACTTGACTTCGTTTACGGAGAAAAAGAAGAATACACTAAACGAATTTATAGCTTTATTTGAAAAGCTACAAAAATACGATGGAGCAAAGTTCAATCCTGTAATGGGAGAAGGTCTTACGTCATTCAATAAAGCTCTTCAGACAACATCAAAGCTTGTCGACGAGTTAAATACAAAGATTTCGTCTCTTGGTTCTTCAATGAACTCAAATATAGCCAACAAGATAAATGAGGCAAACAACGCTCTTAAAGGAAACAATCAAACGTCTTCCGAAGCAGAAAAGTTAAAGCAGAAACTTGCACAGGCTGATGCCACAAGTGCAAAAGAGGCTGCTGCATTAAAGGTTCAACTTGCAGAAGTAAAGAAGGCACTCCTTGAAGAGGCAAGGGCTAACAATGAGGCTTACAAGGCAAGGATGGCTAATATCGAGTCGTTAAAGCAACAAAAGCTTCAAGAGGCTCAAGCCGCTGCTGAAATAAAGAAGGCTGCAAAAGAGATGCAGGATGAGAAGAAGAGACTTGACAAAGAGGCTTCAAAAGAGTCCGTTGCTGCAGCAAGGGAAGCAGCTGCTGAAGAAAAGAGGCTTTTGAAAGAGAGACAACAGGCTGCGAAACAAGCTGCAAAAGACCAAGCTGATGCTGCGAAAAAGGCGGCAAAAGAAAAGATTGAAGCTGATAGGGCTGCAACAAAAGAAGCTCTTAAGAATCATAAAACAATAGAAGAGGCTCTAAAGGCAGAACAAAGGCTTCAAGAGCAGAACAGGAATAAACACCAGCAACTCAAGAGTGTTCTTAAAGACCAACAACAAACTTATGTAAATAACTTTGTAGAGTTTGGGACTGACGACCCAAGAACTAAAAAATCATTAAGGGAAGCTCAGGAAACAGCGTCTATACTTGACGGTATAAATGTAGACTTAAGAACATCAGAGGGCGGTCTTTCAGCTGTTGGTAAACAACTTACATCTGCATTTAGTACAATAAGAACTTTGGCTTATGTATTACCAGGTCTTGGTATTGCTGGTATATTCAATATGGCTTTCGAAGCTATTGGCGCGGCTGCAAAAGAGCTAGGATTGTTTAACTCCGCAATAGAGAAACAGTCCAAATTGACAATAGCTGTAAATACCAGCCTTCAAGACCAATTAAGTATATTGATTGCTGTTGTTGAAAAGATAAGAGAGTTAAATGAGCTTGACGGTCAAAGTATTACAAATCAATACAAGAGAGTAAATATTGATAAGGCAAGAGGAATAGCTCAAAACGAAATACTTGATAAAGAACTCGAAGTTGCAAAGAATGATAGAGATAAATCCCTTAAGGTTTTATATACAACTGTAGGAGGTCCAGCTAATATAAACAAGGCTATTGGAGACCAGCTTTCCAAAGTTCAGGTTTATACAAAGCAATTACAGGAGGCGCAAAGGGAAGAGATAAGGCATCAGCAAATACTTGCAAAAGTTCCTGCAAGCAAGCAGGAAAAGGCTAATCCTTACTTTTCATTATTTTCAAGAGACCAACTTGAAGCATTTAAACTTCAGGCAGAATCAAACCTTAAGCTTGCAAACGACAAGTATAAAATACTTCTTACTTATGCACAGGACTATTATACAGCTATTGATAACCTTTCTGTAAAGTTTGCAGAGCAACAGAAGTTTAAAGAGGACGAGGCTCGTAGACAATCAATAGAAACAGCAAAGGCAAGATTATCTGTAGAGCAAACAATATCAGAGAAAACACTTGCTGATGATGTTAACTCTCAGAAAAGAAAGCAAGCGGCTCTTCGTAAAATCCTTGCTGACCAAAAAGAGATAAACAAGCTTGATGAAAGAAATGTTTTAGAAAACAATTCATCTACTCCTGCTGATATAGCTATTGCAAAAGAGAAGAGGCGCACAGAAGATAAAAAGGCTGAATTAAAGCACAGGGAGCAACTTACTAAACTCAATGAAGAGTATCATCAAAGGTTTATAAAGGCTCAAACTGATATAAACAAGAATGAGCTAGAGGCATCGGCTATAAAAAACGAAAAGCTTTTCAAGGATGATAATCAAACTCTTGAAGACAGGTTCAGAGCGTACTTGAATTATTTGTCTAAAAAACAAAGCGTTCAGAATTTAGAGTATGCAAGAGATGTTGATAAGAGAGGGCTAAGAGCTGACGACCCAACTGTAAAGAAAGAGATAGAATCTCTTGCATCAAACAGGGATACTCAAAAGGCTAATATACAGGCTGATGCAGAAAGGCAGGTTTTCGAGATTGTTGCTAGTTCATTACAAAAGAGGTTTAAGCTTGTAAAGGACGAGAACGATAGAGAAAACAGAGAGAATACAAGAGCATACGCTGAAGAGCTTAATAACCTAAATAAGTCTTTTGAAAAGAAGAATATTAAGTTTGAAGAGTATAAAAGGAAAAGAGATGCCCTTGACAAGAAATATACTTTGTCTGGAATGGATGAAGAGATAGCAGATGATAAAGCTGATATTTCAAGAATCCAAACAGAGCTTTCAAGGTTAAAGGGCGAGAAGTCAGCCTCCGACAAAGAGGTAGAGGAAGAAGGAATAAAGCTTGATTATGTGAAGACTTCTGGTGATGGAAGTTTACTTGATGCAGAGAAGTCTTACGATACTGTTCTTGGTAAAAACAAAGCGATAGCAAAACAAATCCTGGAAGTAGAGAAGGAGCTCGACAAAGAGAAGATGGAATTGGAGGATGATGAGCTAAAGAGGGCTAAAAGAAAGTATGACCTTCTTATATCTTATCAGGCTGAATACGCTGCAAATAACAGAGCAATAGTTGATGGGCTTTTCAATCTTTATAAGACATACGAAGATGCTCAGTTCCAAAGTCAAATGCAGAAGATACAGGAGCAAAACGCTTCTGTACAAGAGCAATACGGACTTGAAGAAGCCGCTGTAGAAAAGTCTTCGCTCAATGCGAAAGATAAAGCTGCATTGGATATTCAACTTGCAGCAGAGAAAATGGTTGCCAACAAGAATGCTGAAGCGCAAGAGAAAAAGCTGAAGCAGGACAAGGCTGCATTTGACAGGAAGTTGGCTATTGCACATATACTATGGAACACAGCTGACTCGGTATCTGCAGCGTTGACAATACCTCCTCCAGCTGGTGAAATACTTGCAGCACAAAGAGCAATCCTTGGAGGAATACAGATTGCTACCGTTATGGCTACAGAGGTTCCATCTTACGAGTTTGGTACAGAGCATCACCCAGGAGGTAAAGCTAGATACGGTGAAGCTGGTCCTGAGATAGTTAAAGAGCCATACAAGTCTCCGTATCTTGTAACAAGAGAAACTGTATCTGATTTGCCGAAAGGTACTCAGGTTATACCAATAAAAGATTCTCCTGTGTTCGGTGTTGCAGCAAAGGATGATGGTTGGGAGCAAGCAAAGTATATTGCAAAGCAATTCAGGAAAGGTCAGAGGGAAGTTAAAACAGTAATAAAGAATACTGTCAATGTAGACTTGGGATTTGAACTTCATAAGAATAAATTACTTTACGGAAACTAATGGCAAGAGAACAAGCGATATACTGTTTTATATCTGACGATAGCGGAAAGTTCTACAGGGCAGTCCAGCAGTCAAACGGAAGCTATGCTATCACAAGCAATAACTCTCCGTATCCTATAAGGTATAATCCTACAAACCTACTTCAATCGAAGATAGAGTTTGGAACTAATATGAAGTACTTCTCTATGGTACGGAGTATAGGATTTCCTTTAGAGTTTGTTAAGGATGGAGCAGCGATAATACGTCAGTTTTACTTTTTGGGGAAAGGCTCTGAACAGAATCTTTACCTAACTATAATCGAATGGAACGGTATAACAGACAGGTTCGAGTTATCTTACAAAGGTAAATTCGACTTCCTGCAAAAGAAGGAAGACCCAAAGTCAGGAGCCTTCTCGATACCAACAGTAGATGATAGCGCATGGGGTGTTCTATCTCAGAATGACGATGTTGAATATTCTGTAGATTGTTCAAGGACAAATCCAGATGCCGTAAAGGTTCTTGTAGATGGAATTACATTGCAGAACAGATATACTTTTCAAACTGTTCAGGCTCCTATAGTTCAGAATACTGGAGACCCTGGCTTCACTATTCCTTTTGTACTTGTAAATGAGGATGGTGATAGTTCTGGAATATTGACTCGTAGTCAAACTCTTGAAAATACTGCTAACTACAGTATATATGTACAGACGTCAAAGAACTTTTTCTTTACTACATTTTATCAATTAAATGGAGTAAATATCTCAGGTTCGTTTACGTTTGCTTGGAGTACCAACACGTTGCCTTCAGGAGCTGTATTTATACTGTTCAGGTCAAGCTTTGGTCAGAACCAGTTTATATTTTCAGCTCCTACAGGTAATCTTATTCCTGGAAAAATATATACTGTAGAGTTCGACTTTACATGGAATCTACAGCCAGGAGAAAATCTGTTCTTTATTGCACAGTTGCAAGACTCAGCTGCAAGGGAGTTAACAATTACTCCTATTGTAACTAACATATATGTAAAGACAGAGACTACTGCAGAGCCTGTTATCGTGTACGGACTAAGGTCTCTTGACCTATTGAAGGCAATAGTGTTTCAAGCTACAAGAGGTCGTTATACTATTGATAGCGAGTTCTTTACAACTAACAAGTATGATGTTTGCACAAGCGGAGATGCTATACGTGGAATAGAAAATGCAAGGATATATACATCATTTGCTGATTGGTTTAAGACTTTTGACTCTATATATTTCCTTGCAATACGTTCTGCTAACGGAGAATTATTCGTAGAGCAAGCAGACGAAGTCTATAATGACGATAACGAAATCATAGACCTGGGTGACGCAATAGACGTACAGCTTATTCCTGCAAAAGAGTTTTCCATAAACGAGATAATCGTTGGTTCACCAAAGCAGGATTACAGGCATCCAAGCGGAAGACTCGAGTTTAACTCAACAAATGGATTTTCTCTTCCTGTGTTTAACTCGAAAAAGAAGATGGATATTGTTTCCAAGTACAGACTTGGATGCTATGATATACAGTTTATGATTCTTGATTATCGTGGTTTAAGTACACAGGATAACACAGGAGACAAGAGTGTATATGTGATGAGGATAACAGACCAGATTGGAACAGCTGTAGAGGACGTTCAGACGTTTGAGAATATAAACGTAAACAATGCTCCTTTAGCACCGTACATCAAGCATCCTTTATCTGGAGACGTTATCAATAATGACAAGCCGTTCCTTAAAGGAGTTTGTCCTCCAGGTCTAACGGTCAATATCTATGTTGACGGAGTACTTGATGGAAGTACAGTATCTGACGTAAACGGAGATTGGACTTACCAGATAATTGCTTCATTATCATCTTATGACCCAGGAGTCTTTGATGGTCAGCATGATATTACTGCTACATATACAACTATGGCAGGAGCATTGGATACTATTTCTGTTATTATAGATACAACTGTAGCAGCCGAAACTATTATAACATATCCACAGCAAGGAGATAGCCTGTACAACAACAAGCCTCTAATAAAAGGCGTTGCTGCTCCAGGAACTCTTGTTCAAATAAGATTAGATGGAGTTCTTATAAATACTGCAGTTACAGATAATTCTTGCAGATGGAGTTATAAAGTTGTTACTCCGTTTACTAATGGTTCTCATACATTGAGCGTAAACGCAGGTGCAGATACAGCTACATTTACAGTTGACTCGAGCGTAGCGTTTCCGTTGATAACCTACATAGGTTCTGAGTTGGATGGATTTATTTTAGTAGATAACCTTCCGTTGATAGAAGGAGTTGCAATCCCAGGAACTGTAGTTACCGTATGGCTTAATTATATCCCTTATGCAATGCTTGGTACAGCAACAGCTGACGCGAACGGAAACTGGAGTTTACAAGTATCTCCAATATCATATCCAGACCCAGTAAGTGGTGTATCAACAGTACTTGCACCTATAAGAAATGGATTGAGTGTAGTATCAACATCTTTAATAAACCATACTGTAGGAATAAATGTAACAGGTTACAGGTTAAGCAGACCAGCATACAGCTCTATTACAGGAGTAACAGATAATACAGTTTTCAATACTGAATACTCCCCAAAGAGAATGTTGTTGGCTCATAAGTCTAAGCTGTCCATGATAATGAACCAGCAGAGAAACGAGAAGATTTATTTCCAAACAGCAGACAAGAACGGAAATTTAAGAACTGTACTTGGAACTGAGGTAATAGCAGAAAGGGATGATGTGCCTATTTCTTCTTTGGGGAGTCCTATTGGTTTGTTAGAATATGCCAACATAAAGGTCGCTGCAAGACATTCGTTTGCTCAGACACTTTATAATTTCAGTAGCGGAGGATACCTTAAAGCAACGTTTAGAGGTTCTGAAATATTCTTCCTGCCTATTGGAAGTATGAAGATGAATAGTATAAATGACAGCGTTCAGGAGTGGAAGTTACTTCTCGCTCCAACGAACCAGTATATGACTTTGCTTAATCTTTATAAAACAGGAATAACAGTAAATCTAATGCAAAACGCACTATACCACAGCGACTACAACTCGTTGCATATGGTTACTTATAATTATCAAGCATTACCGCAGTATAATAATAAGACAATCTATGACGACTGGTTTGAGAACAGGAATGAGGCATGGCTTAACAATCCTCCTTATATACAGAAGTTCCAAGAGACGGAAGTTATAAGAGACCAGATTATTACCAATGGCTTAGCTGACGTTACGCTTAAGGTATATGACTGTTTTGATGGAAGCCTTATTGGTACTCTGAATTACGCTCCTGTAGTTCCAGCTCCTGTTCCAACTCCAGATGTTGTGCAGGAAGTAGAGATTGACTTTGCAGATTATGCCGACAAGCAGATTTTCTTTGTTATCCATGTTGGAGCAACTCCTGTTTGTATTTCAGAGAGAGTTGAGGTTAGAGAGAAGTGGTACGATACTATTCTGATAGAGTCAAACCATACAGTAAATCTTCCTGGAGTGTTCTTCTCCACAGGATTTAAAACAATTATTAGAACTGAAGGACTTGTCAAAAAGTTGCAGCCTGATGTTGTTACAAATGTTGCTAAAGAAGAAGATGGCGATGGATTGCTTCTGTATGGTAATGTATCAAGAAAGAGAGTTATCAGGTTCGGTACAGCTTATGGATTGCCAGACTATCTGTATCTCAAGATTGCAAATGCGCTTACAAACGAAGACTTGTTTATAGAAGGAGTAGGTTATGCGCTTGACCAAGATGAGAAGATAGAGCCTTCGGATGATGTAGATGGGCATCCATTATACTACTACAATGTTAACCTTACGTTGAGAACTAATAACAAAGGAAAGGTATTTGCTGGTGGCCCTAACGAGATTCTGGAGGGTGTTATATTGGTAGTTGATGCTACTGCATTCGGCTTGCCTACTGGTTCGCTAATTACGATAAATGTTGACAACGAATAGAAGTAGCGCATTTTAAACCGATTTTTGACCAAAAATATGACCTCCAACGTGTTACGCATAAACGTATTTAAACCGCGTGAAACGGCAAATAAACCACGTTTCACGTACAATGAACTCGATTATTATACAACGAAATAACCAAAAAATAACCGATGGCTACCGTAGTACTAAATGCTTATTCAAAAGCTTATCCTTCTATAACAAATAGGATAAGAGCTTCCATATATCTTCAATCTGACCCGCAAGCATTTGTTGCTCAGATTATAGATACAACAGTAGGGCATCCTGCTCGTACATGGTCATTCCCAGGTCTGCCAAGGAATAACTATGGTTTTGTACTTGATGAAATTGATGGCTCTGGAAACGTAGTTACAAACCTTGCTCAATTCGATGTTGTTCCTGGAGAAATTGACGGAGAGCTTGTTAGGGATGATGAGCAAATACAGGTAGGAACAACTACTGGATTTGTAGCTGGAGCAACAACAGCAACTTTTGATGGTACTGCAGGAGCTCCTGATTATACAGGATGGGAGATAGTTCCTTCCGAACTTACTGCAGGTGCTCGTGGTATATTGATAGAAGGTATTGACTACTCGTGGAATAGTACAACTGGCGTATTTTCATTACTACAGCCAGGAGATGTGTTAGTAGATGGACAATACTACAACATTCACTTCAACTGTCAAACAGACCCTGCAGGAAATAGTTATCCTACAATAACAGATTTTGAAATTGTAAAGATAACTGCAGACACAACACTAACTTCTGCCAACTTCGGAAAGATGCTCCTTATCGAACCAGCTGGCGATTATCTCGAAGTAACACTTCCTGATATATTGACAGTTCCTGTTGGCAGGAAGATGATGGTCAGCTTTGAAGCTGGTGCAATCGTAAAGTGCGCTAAGATAATGCCGTTCGGAGCAGATGGAATTAAGTTTATGGGAGGTACTATATACATTATACCTAACGAGTCCTTCTCTATATACAGGTACAGGAGAGCAGTAGGTGATGATGAGTGGAGGGTAGTAGATGCTGTTGGAAACTTCCTTACCTGCGGAAACTTGGTTGCAAGTGATAGGTCGCAGCTTGGTTCTTACAACTCCCAAATTTTGGATGGTACTATAGGCGATGTTGAAAAGCATGCTAGAATTTATAATGAAGTTGTTCTGAATCTACCTTTAGGACAAGCCGTTGACTACGATTCGTGGAGCTCACTTGCAAACAAGTATTTTTACTCACTTGCAAACTCCGCGAATCCAGCCAACGCTGGAAAGTTCAGATTCCCTGACAGGAGAAACGCATTCCAAAGGAATACAGGACTTGTAACACCAGTTCCTGGAACTTTCCAAGCCAGCCAGAACAAGCAGCATGGTCATACTATTCGTTCTATTAACTCAGGAACATCTGGTAGTACAACTGCTGATGTTGTTAGAGGTAATGGCTCTGGAACTGTATCAACAAGAGGTTTAGCAGATGATGCTGGACTTGGTGACAAAACAATAGGTGCATCTGGCGGGTCTGAAGCTCGTCCAGACAATTACTCAATCAATCAATTCGTAATATTATGAGAAAGCTTATCATTATCGCAATCATTCTTCTTTGTGGAGTTACTGCATTTTCGCAAGGTATCTATACTCCAGCCAATCCTACCGCCTATGGATTGCACGTAAACAGGTTGAAGCCAGACAGTGCTCAACACGTTCCAGAGAAGGATAGTACCACAACAAACACAGCTGATACAACAGCGCAGATTTTTTACAACAGAGCTGACAGCTCCTTTTGGGGATGGTCTCTTGCAAAGGGATTTTTTCAGATAGGTTCTGGAACTCCTGCTGTAACTCCAACATGGGAAGAAACTCTTATAGCTGGAAGTGTATTAAATCAGAATAATACAGTATCAAGCCCAACAGGAAGGAGGTTCGCTTGGACTACTACAAGTCCTTCTACTGGTAAATATATTCAACTGTTTTTAGATACAGCTCAATACACGATATTTGCAGAAGGCTCTACAATAAATTCTGACTTTGCTGTAGCTCCTAATAGTATCGTATCGCAGACAACAAATCCTGTAAACGGTAACGGAACTCAAATACAGACAGGAGATGGACAAGTTTCTATGACTGCTACAGAAGGCTCTCCTGGAGGTTTCAATAGAGTAAAATTACAATCTAATTCTTCAGTTGGTGTAGTATTTGAAACAGAAAATGGAGAGTACTCATTTCCAAGAACTGTTCCTATAACAGGTCAAATATTAAAGGCTGGTGTATCAGGTATAGAATGGGCAAATGAAGCGTCAGGAGTTTCTTATAGTCAGCTTGATAGTGTTGCTGATAGAATTGACAGCACAAATAATGCAGTTGTTTTCAAGGCTGGAAATCAAACTATCACAGGAATAAAGACTTTTAGCACTGGTATAATTGCAAATGAGGTTTCAATTCCTACTACTGGAAATATATTTATTCAAGGAGCTGCTGGTATTAAGTTTGATAACACAGGTTCAGAAACAACCTTAAAGGCAAGGACTGCAGGATTAGCGAGAAATGCTTTTCTACCATCAATTTCTGGAACACTCGCTAACGCAGTTAGATTCAATGGAACAGATTATACTTCTAATGATAGCGGTATTATATCTATGGTAGTGCCTATACCAGCCGCATACGATACTTTGCAAGGAGATACTTCTCTTGTTACAAACGCTCAACTTGATACAGCCATAAGAAATGCAGGAATAATACAAGGATTAAAAAGATGGAAAGGGCTTATAGGACAACAAACTGGAAGTAATAGCACAGGAGGTATTTCTTTAAGAGTTGGTCAGATTTATACAGTATCTACATTTGTTGCTGGCGATGATTTTAGTAATATGACTTTAATAAGCGGAACTGTAAATACTACCGGTTCTGTATTTCAGGCTACAAGCGACACTCCTACTGGATGGGCAAATGGTAGCGACCTAGTTTGGGGAAGTGAACCGTATGCTATAGTGCTAGAAAACTCTATGGGAGAGGATTTAACCTTTAACTATATAAATCCAGGAGAATATGAGATAATTAGCGGAAATGGATATTTTACACCATACAAGACACTTGCAACTGTTGCTGGAAATAGGTACGACCCTTCTGGTCCTATCTATTGGAATTTTGCTATCAATACAGACTTAGGAGGAGGTGCAAGTAGTTTATATCTTTTTTCTTCTAGTATGTCAATAGGAGGAACTTTAACTGATGAGGGATTGTTGTTTACTCCTGTTGAAATAACTGTTTATCCTTAGTTTATTCATCTTTAAAATACAAGTTTATGAATTTCTTTAAAAACAACTTCCTATTGATTGCATTTTTGCTAATAGGAATCGGAGCGCTTCTTTGGGTTATCTGCGGATTAGCAGGAGTATTCGAGAACACAGTACTTTCAGGTATAGGTCTCGGTATGATAGCTATCGGGATACTGATACTTATCTTTGGTGAATCTCCTAATAAGGGTTCTACTCCAATCGTTTTGCTGATTTTGGCTCTGGCTATTTCATGCAATGATTCAGACCGAAAGAGCAATGAGCAAAAAGATACGCCTGTAGACTCGGCCAAGCTTGGAGGCAATGACAATCTTGAAGACCCTTGGTTAAAAGATGCCGCAAGTTCGAGAGGACGTAAAAGACCAAAGCCATTAACTCCTCCAAAAGTAGATACGCCTTTTACACCACAGCAGCCTGTTGACTCAGGAGACGCTACTCCACAAGGAGAATGGAAAGCTGTTATTTATATTGACTTCGATGGATATAAGAATATCAGCGAATACTGGAACGTTACCGATTGCGCTCCTTCTGGTATTGAAACATGGAAGCAGGATTCTATATTGAACAGGGTTAAGTATATGTATAGTAGGTTCAACGTTCTCGTAAGTCGAAACGAAGCAGACTACAACAACGCTAATCCGCTTACGCGAATACGAGTAGTTATTACACCTACCAGCGCTTGGAAGCCAGGAGTCTCTGGAATAACCTATAATGGTTCATTTAGCTGGGGAGATGATACTCCTTGCTTTGTGTTCAACGATAGGCTTGTTAACAGCGTAAAGTATATATCTGAGATTGTTGCTCATGAAGCTGGACATAGCTTAACGCTCAATCATCAGATGGAATGGAAGCATCCTGAGTGTACGCTAGTATCAAATTATCGTATGGGCTCAGAGCCTATGGGAAACAGCTTATATAGCCCTGGGCTTGGAATCTTTGATGGAGGAGAAACATTCTGCAATGTTGTAGTTAACAATGTTGCTATATTGGAATCTCGGTTAGGGAAACGCCTTTAATTATTAATACCAAAACTACAGAAAATGTCTTACCTATTTGGAGTTGTAGTAGGATTTCTATTATCTCGTATAATAAATGACCTTGACAACGAAATTAAAAGAACCAGAAGAAAAAGATTACTTACTTCTAAAACAATCAAACGATGATTAAGTTCCTTCCTGAAGCCCTCCTTGTTATTCTTTCTGTAGGTCTCACATGGATATTAGCAAAAAAGAAGAACCAAAGAGAAATTGAAACCTATGAAGTAGCTATGATTAAGGAGGCAGCTACTATTTGGCAAGCGTTAGCCAAAGACCTTCATAAAGAAGTTGGTCAACTAAAATCACTTGTATCCGAGTTGAAGGAAGAGAACAGGAGGTTAAGGAAGGATATACATGAGCTTAAGGAGGCTAACAAAAACAGACATTCTAACAACTAAATCTTTTACTCACCAAAACAAATACAATGGAACTTTCACCAACCAAAGCAAGGCTGACTAATGCGATGACTATTGCCGTTATCTTTCTTACAGCTTTTCAGCTGTACATTCCAAATTTTGGATTCTCTGAAACTAACGTAACTATTATCAGCGCAATAACCCTGTTCCTTGTGAGCGCATTTACACTTATCAAGCAGTGGGTAAGTGAAGAAATTCAGAACGCTGCAGCCAAGTACACGCTCTTTATGTCTGCCGTAGCTCTCTTCGGAGGTCTATCCGAATGGCTCGATTGGTTCCCAAGCTGGTCTGAGCATACAAGGCAGGTAATAAGGACTGTAATTACCTTCATTGTTTTCCTTGCCAACTTTGCATCAAAAATCATCTGGCCAAACGAGAACACAAAATCAAAGTTATGAATTTAGAAAACAAATTCTTAAGCCGACTATTAATTTTAGTCGGCTTAATCTTTCTCTTCTCTGGTTGTAATCCTTATACAAAGATTACTGGAAGAGACCCTCAGTCCCAAAAAGACAGCGCAAACCTTGCGAAGGTATGCTTTAAGATTTTTCCGTTAGATACAGTTACAAAAACTGTTATCGTAGAGGTATATTCAGACAGCTTCGGCTACTACGAATCTGAAGGAAAAGTCCAAAAAGTGAGATACGATTCTTTGATTTATGTAGAGAATATCAAGTACCGAGATACCTGCAAAAGTATAAAAGAGCATTCTAAAGATGTATGCGATGCTTGTTATTGGCAGGGATACTATAACGGTAAAAAGGAGTGCAAGAGTTATTTAACTACAACTACCTATACTGTTACAGACAAGAGACAGATAAATGCCGAAAGGGAACTCAGGATAAAGGCAGAGACTACTACTCGTAAAACCGAAGGAAAGGTTAAGACCTGGAGGACGGTAAGCTTTGTACTTATTTGTTTACTCTTATTGGCTATATTATTAATTTATAAAGCATTAAAAAAATGAGAGACTCAGTAACAGAAGCAAGAATCAGGGATATTCATCCTTCTCTTTTTGAGGAGTTAAAAAAAATCTATGATGAAATCTGCAAGGCATTCGAAGGAAGGAATGTGGGAGTCAGGTTCGTTCAGGTCTTCAGGAGCTTCGAAGAGCAAAACAGAATGTTTGCACAGGGCAGAACAACAGCTGGTCTTAAGGTAACAAATGCAAGAGGAGGTCAATCCTATCATAACTATGGATTAGCTGTAGACTTTTGCCTGTTGTACGACAAGAACGAAGACGGTAAGATAACCAAAGAAGAAATAATATGGGATAGGGCAGCAGACCTGGACAAAGATAAGATTTGTGATTGGATGGAAGTAGTAATGATATTTACAAAGTATGGCTGGAAATGGGGAGCTTCGTTTAAAGATTATCCTCACTTTGAAAAGTCTCCGTTTAACTGGAGGGTTCTACTTGAAAAACATCGTAAGAAAGAATTCATCTTTGGCACAAGCTATTTGGATATATAATATACCCGCGCACGCGCAGGAGCATATAGTATATAGGATACGTTTTAACATATCATTAACTTTATATTAACATTGTTTTAACATATCGTTTCGTATATTTGTACTTCACAAAAAATCTACGAAAATGTATCATTCTCAGAAAGCAAGCTCAATCCAGAACCAGATTCATTGTTTAGAATATAGGTTATCGCAGGAAAGAGCTGATGAAAATGGGAAGTACTCTAAAACCTATTACTCGTTGCAAGGGATGATTAGGAATCTAAAGAAAAGGCTTCGCAAAGCATATAATTTTGAACACCTTGCTCGCTAGAGTAGGATTTGGATTTAGGGTTAATTGGAACCACTGCTATTCTTAGCAGTGGTCTTTTAGCTGAGAGAACTAAAATTTAGATTATGGCTGACTTTGAATATATCGAAACAGAAGAAGTAGGTCTGAATGGACTACAGGTCTACCAGCAGGATAAGGCTATTATTGATATGCAGATTGCGACAGCAAAGCAATATCCAAGAGACCTTAAGCGTGCAATCGAGAAGTGTATTACCTTTGTTACTATGGACAAATCCATTTCAGAGAAGATGTTCTACACTTTAAAGAAAGGCGGTAAAACTATAGTAGGACCAAGCGTAAACCTTGCCAAGATAATGGCTCAGCAGATGGGTAACATGAGGGTAGAGAATAGAGTTGTTGGCTTTGATGCTACACACGTTACCTGCGAAGCTGTATGTTTTGACCTTGAAACTAACTATGCAGTAAGGACTCAGATAAAGAAGTCAATCGTTGGCTCATCTGGAAGGTATTCTGAAGATATGTGTACCATTACTGCTAATGCAGGAAATGCGATAGCATTAAGAAATGCAATCTTTAATTGTATTGGTATGGACTTGGTAGACAAGGTTTACAATGCAGCCAAGCAAAACTTTGTTGGAGACCTTAGTGATATAAATAAACTGGTAGCCAGAAGGACTCTGCTTATTGAAACAATAAAGCAGAACTATGCTTCACATAAACTAACTGATGAAGAGATAGCTCGTGCCGTTGGAAAGGAAACTATCTCGCATATCAAGGAAGAAGAGATTATTGTTCTAATCGGTCTCGAGAAGGCAATAGCCGAAGGAGAACAAACAGTAGAAACTGTGTTCAGACCTACATTAAGGGGAACGCCAGCTCCTCCTGTTGTAGGAGATAAGAGTGCAGAGAGAATAATCCTACTAATAAACTCCTGCAAAACTCAGGACACATTAAAGAAATTACTAAAAGATTGCAATACGCCAGAATCCAAACTTGCTTATGACGCCAAATGGACTGAGCTGTCTGCTAAAGAGTAAACCACTTATATATGGCATCAGTAAAGAAAGAGCTCCTCGAGAAGCTCGACAAGTTGACAGAAGACCAGTTAGAAGACGTGCTGGACTATGTAAATGAAATCGTCGAAGAAGACAAAGAAGGAGAAGACTAACCTCATTATCCTTGCAACGACTGCTATTTCCCATCTTAGGATGGGATTTGGCAGTAGAAGAAATCCTATTCACAAAATAAAACTAACAAAAAATGGACTTCAGTAAATTCACTTTCAGGTGCTCATCTTTAGGTTACATAATGACAGACCCTAAAGAGAAATCTTATCTCCAAAGGTATAACGAAGCAAAGGAGTCAAGGTCAAAGAAGATTTTGCAGATGCAGACAATGAATACTGCAACAAAGACCTACGCCAAGCTTGAAGACGATTGCGATAAGCTAACGCAAAAAATCAAGGACTTGGAATTGAAGAAAGATATTCCTATGTTGAGCGACAGCTGTAAAACTCATCTGTCTGACATTTATACTGTTACCAAGTATAACAGGATTGAAGATATAAAGAGCAAATATCTGGAGAAGGGATTACTCATGGAGGAGGATGCAATTACAGCATATTCTATGCTTACAAATACCTTCCACAAGAAGAATACTGAACGGAAGAACAACGGAATCATAGAAGGAGAAATGGACTTCGAAGATGAGACTTTCGCTATTGATACAAAGGTTAACTGGTCAATCTTCCAGTATAACCGAGTTGCATCAAGACCTATAAAGCCTCTGTACCACTGGCAGCTTGATGGCTATATGTGGCTATGGAACAAGCAGAAGGGAAAGCTGGTTTATGTTCTTCTTAATACTCCAGAGCATCTTATTGCAATGGAGGAAAAGAGATTGCTTTACGACTTCGTTGGAAGCAAGGAGGATTACGAGGAAGCTTGCAAAGAGCTTCGCAGGAATCACATCTATGATGATATTCCTTTGAACGAAAGAATACGCACGTTTGAAGTTGGCAGGTCAGAAGAGAGGATTGCAAGAATAGAGAAGCGCGTAATGGAATGTAGAGGCTATTTAAATAACTTTAATCAATATAGTTCAGTTGTCGAAGACGAAGAGGAAGACACTGAGGCAGCTTAAAATCAAAAATCAATAAAGTATGAAACTCAAGATTCGCAATGGCATCATCTTTGATGCGGAAGACAATGACAGGATACTGGCAGTAATGTCTCAAGACGCTACCGAAGAGGATGAGCGTCTAATAGAGCTTGGTTCCGAAGCAGTGCCTATCATAGAGAAGTTTGTTTCTGATGTTAACAGCGGCTCGTTCAAGCCCAGGACTGCTGTAAAGGAATTCGAGAAGATTCTCGATAAGTATCAACGGTAAATCTACTACTATGCAAACACTATTTGTATTGACTGGCTGCGCTTGGTTAATCGTAGCCGCAATCTTAATCAAGCCCCTAATCAAGGGCTGGCAAGAATAGAGTCCTATGTATTTAAAAGAACGAAACTTAATTAAACGCTTATATGAACGAAGAACTAGCTCTCAAATTACAATCCATTCAAGGAGTCGAGCAGGTAATCCAAAAAAAACCAGTTACTTTTATTCATGGCGACAACATGGCTCTGCTAAGATACATGAAGGAAGAAATGATGAAAGGCTACTTTCACGTAGGGATAGTAGACCCTCCTTACGGTATCTCGGTAGGTAATATGAATCTCGGTGCTACCAAAGATTCTAAGCCAAGGAACTACGAAATGGGAGAATGGGATGCTTCAGTACCAGAACTGGAATACTGGCATCTGTTAAACTATGTATGCCGCAATTTAATTATTTGGGGAGGAAACTACTTCACAGATAGTTTTACTGATGGATACAAAGTTGAATTCAAGGATGGTAGCTATAAACACGTTAAAGACCTTACTGTTCTGGACAGGACAAAAATACAGTCAGTTGAGTTCGTTAAAGGAGTTATGGCTGGAAGATGCTTTATCGTTTGGGATAAGCAGAATGACAAGATGTCTTTTGCCGCTGGCGAATTAGCCCTAACTACGTTTGACAAGAATGCTGTCATTATCCGAAGACCTCGCAACGCATCTTCAGCTGATGAAGAGAAAGAGCGTAGGCATCCTACACAAAAACCAGTTTACCTCTACGACTACCTTCACCTCAACTTTGTTGACAGAGGACAGAGGGTTCTCGATACCCACGGAGGAAGCTTCAGTCATGCAGTTGCTGCTCACAAGAATAACGTAAATCTCACTATTATAGATAGGGAAAAATCGTACTTCCAGAGTGGTCTTACTGCATACGAAAATTCTTCAAGCAAAGGACGTCTCTTATTCTAAAACTATAAACTCCCACACAATGAGTATCGTAAACAAAAATGAAAGTCCTTTAACAGCCCACGAGCAGGAGGTTAAAGATGCTATGGATGAAGTAGTAGATATTCTCCACAAAAAGAAAATCAAATTTGCACTCTTCTGCATGACCCATAATGAGGATGAGGAAGAAGACCAGTGCGGTCTGCATACTCACGTATGTGGACAAGTTCCTCTTGTATTCGTTGAAGGAATTGCAAGGATTACTGCAGAAAGTCTTGCATTCTCAAGAATTACATCTTCGTTCATGGATTTCATAGACGGAGACGACGAGTAAACCGCTTGGTATCGGTAAGCCAAGGTTATTATATATGCTATCAGTACGAATGAAGCTGTCAGCGATTAGCAAAAATGTCGCTAATTTCGTTGCGGAGAATGCTCCTCACGAAAAGAATACTATCGCCACTTCCGGTAGACCAGCCTACGGTCAGACTCAAATCGTTGTAACAAACGAGGAAGAGCTTGCATCGCTGAAGATTGGCTCTATCTACCTGGTTACCCTCCAAGAAGAGGAAGCCGAAGTTGAGGAAGAAGATGATGAAGAAGAGGAGGAAGAGGCATAGTAAATTTGCTACAATGGTTTGCGTAGTAGTGTAAAGGCGCACTGGCTAGGGATAGTTACAGGTGCAGGTTCGACTCCTGCCTACGCAGCAAATATAGTTTTCCACAAGTTTTCCACTTAACATTTTATTAACAAAAAAATCGTTATCTTTATGTTTCACATGGAGCTACAAGAAACTGACTCTTCTCTCATATCTGAAATAGAATATGACGAGAAGACACTTGAGCTTACGATACATTTTAGAAAATACTTTGTTGACAAGTTGACGTACGAGAGAGTTCCTCCTTCGTACTTTGAAGAGTTTACAATAGCACGTTCATTTGGTAGATTCTATCTACACATGATAAAACCAAATTTCTCACTAAAAAAATCAACACAAAAGATGGCAGACAGAATTATCAAGTGTAAAATCAACGTCCGAGAAGTAATTAAGGAGTGGATTTTCGCTGGTGAAAAAGGAGATTACCTTAACTTTACTGTTCTTCAGAATGATGAGCAAGATGGTTACGGTAACAACGGTATGATAGTACAAGATGTACCTACCGAGATTTACAAAAAGGACAAATCTACTAAGGGGCCTATCTTGGGTAACTGCAAAATCTTTGCATCCCAAGGAGCAGGTAACTCTGAAGAGGTTAAGCCTGGAGTTGAGAGCGGCAAGCTTGGGGGTTCCCATCTTGACGACCTCCCGTTTTAAAATCTAAGTGCTACGTTCGAGAGGACATTGGTAGAGTCCTCGGGTAAAGCAGCCCGTACTGGAGAAGCGCAGTTGTTAGCACCAGTTAGGATACAGGTTCAAATCCTGTCGTAGCACCAGTGGTTCAATTCCACTTCGCTCACCGAGGTCTGTAGACAAAGATATAGCTTCGACGCTATACACCAAGAGATGTGGAAAAGAGTAGTGAATGGTCGTTTAAAGACTTTGTACAGTTGTGGTGTGTCCTCCTTGATTAGCTTAGCGGTAAGCATTCATATTGAAGCTGGTACCAGAGTCAGTATGTCTCGACAAACAGGAGATTGCAACTTCTGCGTGTCAGATGGGTTCGAGTCCCACTCAGGGAGCTATGGTTAAAAGAATAGTTTACATCGCTCATCCCATTGGAGGAGCCGTAAAAGAAAATCTGGAAGATTTAGCTCGCATATTAAAAGAGATAAATCTTACCAACGAAGATGTAATTCCAGTTGCTCCGTATTTCGGAGACTGCGTTGCTATGGATGATTCAGATGCGCTCCAGAGAAAACGCGGAATAGAGAACTGTATCGCTATGATTGAGACAGGTATATTTGACGAGCTCTGGCTTACAGGCAAATATATCAGTAATGGAATGAATGAAGAAATGAAAGCTTTTCGATTACAAGGAAAGTGTATCTTCAACTACATAGGAAAGATGTAGTCAATTTTGGAACGTTTTAACGTGTTTTTTCGCGTTGTTGTACGTGGGTATTAATCAATCATTTAACCCCGTGAAACACGGTTAAAAATACGTTTCACAGGCATTATTAGCGCATATATATATACACAAAAAATCTCACAAACTATATGAAGAAGGACTTCACTCCTGAAAACAGGGACTACCAAGTACAGCAGATAGAATCAACAATAGAAGCCGTTTCTCAAAGGAGGAAGGTTTGCGTTCAGTTACCTACTGGCGGAGGGAAGACTATGGAGTTTTCTTTATTGGCTCAGCGTTATACAAGGAACACAGATAAGGCTGTATTGATATTGGTACACAGGCAGGAGCTTATGTATCAAGCTGCGAAAACAATTAAAAGAGTTATGGGCATAGACCCATACTTGATAACCTCAACAACTAAGCATTTCTATATATCACGAGTATATATCGGAATGGTTGAAAGTACGCTATCAAGGATGGACTTGTTTAACAACGTTGGCTTAGTCATAATTGACGAGTGCCATATAGCTAACTTCAACAAGGTTCACAATTTATTCCTTGAGGAGCTTATCATCGGCTTCAGTGCGACTCCTATATCCTCCTCAAAGAAAGAACCGTTAAACAAATACTACAGTTGCGTAATTACTGGGCCTCAGATAAGTGAACTGATAAAAGGAAAATTCCTTGCACAGAACATAACAAGGTGTCCTAAGCATATCGTTGACTCTACTCAATTCCAGATTGATAAATTGAAAGGAGACTACAACGAAAGGCAAATGGCAGCTGAATACAAGCAACCGAAGCATATAACTAACGTAGTTAAAAACTACAATCGTTATTGCAAAGGAAAGAAAACGATTATCTTTAATGTAAACATAGAGCATTCTAAAGACGTTACTGAATGCTTCCAGTTTATGGGATTACCATGCAAGCATCTTGACTCAAACGTAGGTGATGTAGAGAGAGCTGAGATATTGAAATGGTTTGAAGAAACAGATGATGCTATTCTGTGCAATGTAATGATTGCTACAGTTGGCTTTGATGAGCCTACTATCAGGAATGTTATATTAAACTTTAGTACACTGAGCTTGACGAAATTCATTCAATGCTGTGGTAGGGGTTCAAGATGGCTTCCTGGGAAAGATTACTTCAATATCATAGATATGGGAGGTAACTGCGTCAGGTTCGGAGACTGGAATGACGATAGAGACTGGGATTATATCTTCAATCATCCTGATAGACCTGGGGATGGTATAGCCCCTGTTAAGACTTGTCCATCATGCGAAGGACTTGTCCATGCAGCTAAGAGAGTGTGCGACCTTCCAGTTGATGTAACAGAAGATGGTAGTACTATTATCTGTGGTCATGAGTTTGCAAGGAGGTTATCTGCAGAGGAACAAGACCTGGAGGAAATGATTCTTATTACTAAAGGCATAAACATACATGAGCTGATATATAAGAATAACAGCAAGTATGAATACTATACGTTCTTGGAACTTGCGGTTGATGTAGTAAAGAGAATGTATAAAGAGAACAAACCCGAGCATATTACTGAGAACATACATATTAAGTACTTTAAAGCTTATTATAGACTATGTATCGAATGGTATAGAGTCACGCTTGCCTACAAGAATGGAAATATAGGAGATATTACAGACAGTGCTTGGCATATAAAGCGAGCCAGAAATAACTTTGATACCCTTGCGAAAAAACTAAAGCCTGTTAGTCCAAAGCTAACAAGAAGCGTTCCAAATTCCTTTACTGTTTAACTGCTTAAAACCAAATGCCAAAAGTTAGTATTTTCAAGAATGTTGAGAATGTGCAGAACCCTCTCAACATGGAACTACAGGAATATCTTGAGCATACCAGAGACGGCTTCTGGGAGGATATTACTACAAAATGCAGATTACTCAAGGGAGACGAGAGGAAGGCGTTTAAGAAAACAATGCCGACCACTACTCTGTCTGGAGAGTTCACCTATAGAGCTGACAATGGACTGGTAAGTCATAGTGGAATTATCGCTATTGACCTTGACCACGTTCAAGACTTGCCAGCTGTGAAACGCGTTCTGGAAAATGACAAGTATGTTCTATCTGTATTCATGAGTACATCTGGTGATGGACTAAGAGTACTCTTCAAGATTGACCCGAAGAAGCATCAAGAGGCTTTCCGTGGAATATCTACATACCTTTACGAGCAGTACGGTCTTATAGCAGACCCTAACGGAGTAAATGTAAGTAAGCCGTACATAGTTAGCTTTGACCCATATCTATATATAAATATGGATTGGAACAAGGTATCTACTTTCAAGAGGTATCCGAAGGAGACTCCTATCAAGCGTATGACAGACTTTGTTCATACGGCAGGAGACTTCGAGAAGATAATGAAGCAGATAACTGGAAGATGTGTTAACATTTGCGAAGAGTACCAAGACTGGCTAAAGGTTGGATTTGCTATATGCGAGCAATTCGGTGAAGCTGGTAGAGGTTACTTCCATGATGTTAGTAGGTTCTCTCCGAAGTACAGAGCTGTTACAACAGATAAGCAGTATGATGCTTGTATGAAGGCTCGTGGTACTACGAAGGTGAATATATCTACATTCTACTACCTTGCAAAGATACATAATATTAGCATTGTATCTGAACAGACCAGGACTATCGTAAGGACAACAAAGAACGGAAAGAAGGCTGGATTAAAGAAAGAGCAAATCGTAGAGAACTTAAAGAAGTTCAGTAATATTACAAATGCTGATACGGTTGTAGATAAGATATTTGAGGAACAAGATGATAACGAGTTTAGTACAGACGAGGAGTCTATATTATATCAACTGGAATTATTCATTTCTAATAATTACAGTCTGAAGATGAATGAGGTTACTGGTTACTTAGAGCAAAACGAACATCAGCTATCTCCGAGCGACCTTAACTCGATATTCATCGCAGCAAAGAAGTTGATACCAAAACTGGACTATAACTTAATGATAAGATTACTAAAGTCTGACTTCATAGAGACTTACAATCCGTTCTTTAAGTTCTTTGGTTCAGATGGAATACCAGTAATGCTACCAGCCATCCCACTGAATGACCAGCCAGACCCAAACTCTCCTTTGATAGACCTACTTGCATCCTGTATAAAAAACGAGAAACCAGCGTTTACACTATTCTTTTTGCGGAAGTGGCTCGTTTCTGTAGTGTCGGCAGCTCACAAGGTTCACTCGCCACTACTGTTATGTTTGTTGGGTTCTCAGAATACAGGTAAAACCGAGTTCTTCAGGAGGTTACTCCCCAAAGAATTAAGTACGTACTATGCCGAGTCGAAGTTGGATAAGGAGAAGGATGATGAACTACTAATGACAGAGAACTTGATAATAATGGATGATGAGCTTGGAGGTAAAAGCAAACAAGATGCTTTGAAACTCAAGAATATCACATCTAAACAATATTTCAGTTTACGCAGACCTTATGGCGACCACAACGAGAAGATATTAAGATTAGCTGTTCTGTGTGGAACTTCTAATTACAATGAAATACTTTCAGACCCTACTGGAAACAGGAGGATAATACCGATTGAAGTAATTGATATAGATAAAGAGCTTTATAATTCGATAGATAAAAGAGACCTCTTTATGGAAGCCTTCCGATTATACAAGGAAGGGTTTGACTGGCGAATAGGAGCAAAGGACGTAGCTTATCTGAATACCGATTCTGTTAAGTACGAGCAGGTTGTAAAGGAAAGAGAATTGATTGATAAGTACTTCAAGCCAGGGGACGATGTAAGATTGAGTTCAACAGAGATACTAGTCGAAATTGAAATCTTGACACATCAGAGATTGAACCTTAGTATAATTGGAAGAGAAATGGAAAGATTAAAGTTTGATAGAAAGACTACACGAGTAGGAGGAGCCACACCAAAGAAGTGGTGTGTAATAAGAACTAACAGAGACCAAGCGGCAGCCTTTAATAATACATCAGGAGCCGACAAGATAAAAGAAGAAGATAATAAAGAAGATTTACCTTTTTAAAAATATAGTTATGGCTACTACTATAATGGATATAATTGACAAGTACAAGTATGAATACATAGCAGATACTACTAGGTCTGGAAAAAATGTTTTAGTAGTAGATTCGATTGATAAGATATTTTATGTAGGTCAGAAAATAGCATATATAGGAGGCTCAAGAGAGGAGGTTGAAATCACAGAAGATATTGAACACGAAGTAGTAGAATCAAAAATTAAAAAACTATTATTATGAACAAAGAGCAGTTTGAAAAAGTTACAACATGGCAAGATGCTGTGTTTACTAAGGCTACTCCACTTTCCTGTGTGTATCATTTGACAGAGGAAGTTAATGAACTAAAGGAGGATATTATCAAAAATTCTTCTTGCCGTTCAGAAGTGGCAGACTGCTTTCTTTTATTATTTGCAGTAGCAAATAAACTTGGTATGGATTACGATAGTATTGTAAAAGCTATTGATGATAAGATGGAAGTTAACTACAATCGTAAGTGGGGAGATGTTAATGAGCAAGGATATGTAAAACATCTTAAAATATAGTATATGAAAGTATCTAAAATGGTTCTCGGCTTCATGTTTAATGAAAATGAGACAGACGTTCTTCTTATTGAAAAGAAAAGACCCGTATGGCAGAAAGGAAAGTTTAATGGGATAGGAGGAAAAGTCGAGGAAGGAGAGAACTCTTTCGAGGCGATGAAAAGAGAGTTTAGAGAGGAAACTGGCATTGAGCAAAGTTATTGGAGATATATAGTAACTATGTCTGGTAATGACTGGAGCGTAGATGTTTTTACCTGCAAGTCTGGTGATATATGGGATTACAAAAGTATGGAAGAAGAGGCAGTTATCCTAGCATCATTGGATGAATTAGATAAAATAAATGTTGTTTCTAACCTGTACTGGCTTATACCGATGTGCTTGGATGGAATAGACTATAGGATTGCTAACTGTCCAGTAAAATACTAATTTATGAATAATGCTATGGCAAAGCTCTTCGTCTGGGATATGAACAGAGGAGAAGGTAACTGGCGTTGGTGCAAGGATGAGGTTACAACAGATAAAATTATAAAGCAAAAAATTATAGAGGCTCTTGATAGAGGACCAGCTCATCACTTCTATATGTTTGAATGTTATAATAGCAAAGGAGAGATGGAGGGCAAGATATATACACTAAATCCAGCTCTATTTGACTAATTTGTATTAACAAAGTATTAACAAAATTTATTCATTTTAACTTTTCGTTAACATTATTTTGTTGTATATTGCATATATATAAAAATACGAATTATGACAGCATCTAACCTACGCGAGCTTTATGAGTTGTTAATCCAGCTCGATGAGTACTTTTTAGACAGAGCAGATATTATTGGTGACAGCGAGCATCTACAGTCAAATACAGAAATGAAGTTCCTATGCTCTGTAAGAGAACAGCAGGAAATAGTAGAAAAAGAATTAGCTAAATAAATACTTTTCACCACAAAAAATCTCACAACAATGAAACACTTTAGAATCGTAGGATGGTTAACAGAGAAGGATACAATTAAGGTTAACGTTATGCCTATAGATAACGATAACTGCTTTGTACCAGTAACCATACCTCTACACAAGTTCAACAGATTCCTTGAGCAATGGGATAAGCTCAAACTGGTTTATGACTCGTCAAACCACTGCGGAGAGCACATTCAGCTTGAAGACAGGTTTGATGTAGAAACCTACTGGGCAGTACAAGAGGATGAATGGATTTCAGAAGACTTGTACGAATACATCTGCAAGAACTCTATAGAGTTCAGAGGCGAGGTTATCCAAAACTCAGTTCAGTCAATCCTTAACTCCTTTAAAAATCACAGCCATGACCAAAACTAACGAGATAAAAGATATAATAATTTCCTCCTTCATAGAAGAGAGGGAGTGCCGAGTTTATTTCAAGGACTGCACAGCTCCTCCTGTTTACGGTAGGTTCGTAGAACTCAAAGACCATGACGAGCTGCTGAATAAGAACATGGTTCGTTTCTGTCCAGGTTCTAAGATTGCAGACTTCGAAGCAACAGGAAAATCTCATTTTACCAGAATTTACGCTATCGCAGTAATTAAGCAAATTAAATTTTACTAAGATGGATATCTTTCAAAAACAACTAATGGACTTCTCTGTTGATGGTCTGGTTACAGATATTAAAGAGAAGAAAGCCAACGAGACTGACCTCATCAAGATGAGAGAGTTATCGTTTAACTTCTTTGACGCAAAGCAAAGATGTAACGCTAAGGTAACCTTCGCCACAGACGACGAAGAAGTTAATCTCTGGAAGAACGCTGTATCTTTTGTAAAAAGACTAACCCACTACAGAAAATGAAACTAATAACAATCGCAACAGAGCTCGCATTCTCTTTAATCTGCTGGACTACACTTGTATGCTTTCGCATACTTGTATCTGCTCACCTCTTATATTTAATCATAAGAAATGGCTAAGAAAAAACAAACCGTATCAGCACCAGCCTTATTCGAGGTTGAAGCTGTTGTGAAACAAGTTTACAACGAAGGCTCCACAAAGAAGAATGTTCGTAATAACCAGGACTACAGTCAAGTATGTAGGACTGTAGATTTGGAGTCTTTTGAAGACTATATTAAAAATGGAAGAAATAATTCTATTAGCTGGAAACCTAAATTAAAACTATAAGTTATGAACCCCCTCAGAATCGCTTTCACTATGGAAGCAATGACTCGCGTATTGGATGAGCTGGCTAATCTCGATATCGAGTCTGCAGAGCAGCTTGTTGAACTTGCTTCTCGACCAGAGATTGTGAAAGCCTATGCTAAACACAAGGCTTTACTTGGCGACAGTACAGGAAATGTATCTATGGGTATATATCCAGTAGTCATTGGCAAGATGATTGAACTAAAGAAAGCTGTAATTGAAGCTGGAAGAGTAATCCATGAAGCCGATGTTACTAAAGGACAGAAACCAAGACAAAACTAATATATGGAACAAAGAGATATTCTATTTAATAATCTGTTTACTCATCCATTAAATGAGACAACAGGTAACATTGACCTTCTTAAGAGGAGTTTAATACTTCAGGATGGTCAGGATATTAACGTCCTAGACGAATGGCTTGAAGGAGTCGTTAATTCTTTTTACTACCGACCAAACCATAAGTTCCTTGTCTTAGAAGGACCACAAG